GGAAAAGGAGCAATGAATGAACCCGAATGACAAAAAGATAACTTTTGGTATGGACATGCATGAACATATCACAGGTGAAGAATTTGGACTATTTGAATATCACGAAGAACCCAAAGAGGTGCGTGAAGAAAAGTGGTTGATTATTGCACGATTACTTGAAGAAGGTCGTATTAAGAATGAGGAAGTTGCAAGTTTATTTGAGAATAACCCCTTTTTCTTTGATTGGTATAAAAGAAATATTTTATCGGATATGCCTATGTCGGAGACCTACCACTAAAAATCGCGTTGAATAAATACGGTGAACTATCGGAGAAACGAGATGAAATATTTAGTGTTGGGGTTTTTTGGCCTTTGGGTCTTTTATGCTTATGGTGTGCAACTATCGGAAGAACTGAATTTAGGAATCAAACTGTTTATCATACTTATGTTTTGGATTTATGTTATGAAATTTTGGAGTAAAGAATTATGAGAGTAGAAAATATATTTGAGAAACTTGCAGATATGCTAGTGACCATTCTACACAATGAATTGTTAAGAGAATTAATTGATAAGAGTTTTTAGGAGGTACAAGATATGTTACTAAGTTTATTGATTCTAGTAAACATTGGTGTGATTGCATATTTCGGTACAGTCTTTATAAGATTGTATGAAGATGTAAAAGGTATCAATGAAGAACTAGAAAATTTAAAACAAGGTATTTCAAAACTAGAACATTCTATCAAGGTTGAAAGAACCGAGAAAGAAGAAAAGTTTTTAGGAATATAATATGTCATTGAAATCGTTAGCGGATAATTTAAAATCCGAAGATGAGTTTCACACCTTTGTTAAATCGGAGCGAGTGATACGCAGAACATTATCTTTACAACATTTTTCACAAGAAATGTCAGACATCATTCGCTCTCACAAACATGAAGAAGCCAGAAAGTCAAATGTGAAAGCATATATGACCGACTGGTTTTTACATAAGAAATATCCAATCATTCATGATGTATGTAATCGTGCAATAGAGATTGTAAAGTCGGTTACATTACGAGACCAGAAAGGAACACTAGAAAACTTTTTTACTTTTGATTGTTGGGGTGCAATCTATAATCAACATGATTTTACCAAACCCCATACTCATGGCCCTGCATTGTGGTCATGGTGTTATTATATACAAGTACCTAACAATGCCCCACCTTTATATTTCCGAGAAGCCAAATTGGAAGTATATCCTAAACCAGATGAGATAGTTATCTTTCCAGGCCATGTCATACACGAAGTGCCTAAGGCATCGGACATGACCGAAGAAAGAATCATACTTGCTGGTAACATTTATCTAGACTACCGAAACATCTAATATAAATACTTTCTATGAAAGAAAATTATTTTATGGGCCAAGATGGCTTTGTATGGTTTGTTGGTGTTGTAGAATCTAGAGATGACCCAGCTGAGTTAGGCCGAGTACAAGTCAGATGTTTAGGTTACCACACAGAAAATTTAGATGATATTCCCACAGAGGATTTACCTTGGGCTCATGTCATGCATCCCGTCACAGACCCATCCATGCAAGGTCTTGGAAACACACCTTCATTTCTTGTAGAGGGTTCTTGGGTTTTAGGTTTCTTTAGAGACCCAGAAAAACAACAACCAATCATTATGGGTTCACTACCTGGTGTTCCACAAAACCCTGCAGATGACAGTAGAGGATTTAATGACCCTGGTGGTGAATACCCATCAGAAGAAATACTACATTCAGGTCATGGTCTAAATGAACCTGATGTATCAAAACTAGCAAGACATGATGAGGCAGAGAATCATAAATCACTTATCAATCGTAGAGAGACACAATTTAAATCTATACCCACTGCTACAAAACCACATGTATCAACAGTATCAACAACTTCTAAAAAAGAAACTGCTGGAAGTTTTGATGAACCAACACCTAGAGGAACAACTCTAACAGGTACCTATCCTTTCAATCATGTATTTGAATCTGAGACAGGTCATATTAGAGAGGTTGATGATACACCAACTGGTAGAAGATTATACACACAACATGCAGCAGGAACTTATGAAGAAATTGTTGATGACGGAACAAAGACTGTTAAGGTTGTAGGTGACAACTATGAACTGATTGCAGGTGCATCAAATATCTATGTACGAGGAAATATTAATTTAACTTGTAGTGGTACAAAGAGAGAACTCATAGAAGGTGATTACATATTAGAAGTCGGTGGAGACTTTACAAGAAAGGTTGGTAAATCAGAACAAGTTAAGATTGGTGCTGGAGAAGGTGGTGGTAATCTTGAAGAAGAAATAAATGGTAATCACGGATTTAATATTGCCAACTCTGTTGCAGGTGCAGTTGGTACATCAGAAAAAGGAACTGCAAAAGATTTTGATATCACAATAGGTGGAAAAGAAACTAGAAGTATTGGTGGCTCTTATGATGTAGTGGCCACAGGTAACTATTCAATCTCATCATTAGAAAGTGTAGGAATTGTTGCACAAACAAATCTAACAACCTTTAGTGTAGGTAGTACATCTATATCTTCTGGTACAACAATGACTGTTAAGGCAGCAACAAATCTAGACATTAAATCAGAGGCAGTAGGAACAATGACCTTTGAAGGTAACTCTAGTGTTATAAATCTTTCTGGTACATCAAGCACGATTACTGCGAAGAATGGTTCTGGTACAAGTATTGAACTCACAGGTCACATACATTCACAACCTGCTGATGGTGCTGGAGATGCTGAGGCAAACACTAACGCACCGATTGCATAGGAATAAGATATGGCAGATTTTACAACACCAAACTTACAAGGAGCAAATGAAAAGTTAAACAAAGCATTAACTGACGCCACCGCGTTAAAAGACAAGTTACTTGCAGAACATGGTGGAGAGGCAAGTAGTATTCTTGCAACTTTACAATCTGCTGTTGCCGACTTGATATCATCACTTGGTAGTTTAATACCCGAACTACCTGAGATTCCAAATATAAACATGCAGAGTGATTTTACACAACTAGCAAACTTTGATATTTCAACACCAGATGGTCTTTCACAATTTACTGCACAGAAGGCAAGTCTTGAAGCTCAGTTTGGAGATGCACTTGATGCAAAAGGTATAGACTTAGATTCTGTAGCATCACAAATGAACTCACTTAGTTTAGAAGATGCAACGGCACAAATTGGTGACCTAGTACCAAACTTACAATTACCAGCTGGAGAAACAATACCTATTGAGTTACCAGCAAACATAGCACAAGCATCAGAACAGGCAGCAAAAGAATTAGTTACACAAGTCAATAAAGAAACTGTATCATTAGCAACCACAGAGGTAGAAATCATACCAGGGGAATCCGCAGAAACAACTTGGACAAATGTTACAGAAACAGTAGAGACTTCTGTAACTAAAACTGGTGCTAAAAAAATTACAAAGACTGGCACTAATGAAATAATAAAAGTTAGTGATAGTGGTGGTGAGGAAACCATTGTGTCATCTGGTCCTACTGAGGAAGATAAAAAATCAATAGACGCAAGAAAAAAACGAAGGAGAGATTTAGCACTTGCAGCAAGAACAATCATACCAGGTGAGGCATTGATTGCTGGTAAGATAAGATTTTTACAAAGATACACAGATACTAAGGTTTATGAATATGAAGATAAAGTAAATGGATTTAGTAGTGGGTTTGGTGCAAAGTATAGAACTAAATATCTATCAAAATCTAAAACATTAAGATATTTTCAAAGTGATACCTATGATGAGGAAATTAAAAATGGCAAGAGTGAAAAAGAAGCATTTATAATAGCTAGAGAAGTAGGAGATTGGAATTGGAAAGAAGATAGTGCTGGTAGAATATGGTATGATAGAAGATTCAAAAAAGATAGACTAACATAGAGAACCTGTTATAAATAATAGTTAAAGACTAAGGGAACAATCATGTCAGCATATAAAGACGCACAAGCACAAAATGATATCACTAGAAATGTTAAACAATATAGTGACTTAGATTTATTTTTTGGAAAAAAAGTAGTAGGTTCAGATATTAATAAAGTTACTGATATTCAAGCAGTTAAAAGGTCAGTAAGAAATCTAGTATTACTTAATCAGTTTGAAAAACCATTTCACCCAGAGATTGCCTCTGGTGTTAGAGATATATTATTTGAACCCATGACACCTATGACAGCTGTTGTATTAACTAGAAAGATAGAGGATGTTATTAATAACTTTGAACCAAGATGTAGATTAGTATCTGTTAGAGCAGTTCCTAATTTAGACGCAAACAGATATGAAGTGGCAATAGAATTTTATGTACAAAACGCACCCACAGA